ATTTAAAACAGTTTCTGGAACTGGTTATACTTTTGGTGCTACAGAAAAAGAAACAAGAATTTTAATATCTGACGGTACTAATATTGTTGATGCAGGATTTTCTTCTACAGCAATATCTGCAGTTGTAGACGATACTACACCTCAATTAGGCGGTGATTTAGACGCTAATGGAAATAACATTTTAATTGATGGTGGAAACTCTATTAATGATGAAAACGATAACGAACAAATTAAATTTGCAACTACTGCTTCTGCTGTAAATGAAATGACTGCAACAAACGCAGCTACAGGAAATGCTCCTAACTTATCAGCAACAGGTGGAGATACAAATATTGATTTAAATTTAACACCTAAAGGTATTGGAAGAGTCACTTTAAACGGTGGTGGTAAAATTCAACAATTAGCTGAAAAAGTTACTACTGAAGCGACTGCTGCTACAGGCACAGTTAATTATGATGTTTTAACTCAAGCTGTATGGAACTTCACTACAGATGCTTCAGGAAACTGGACTTTAAATCTTAGAGGTGATGGATCAAATTCTTTAAACAGTATTATGGATACTGGCGAATCAATAACAGTAGCTCATATCGTAAAACAAGGTGGAACCGCATACTATAACTCAGCTGTTCAAGTTGATGGATCTAGTGTTACACCAGAATGGCAAGGCGGTGCAGCACCAACTGAAGGTAATGCTGACTCTCTTGACGCATACACTTATACTGTTATAAAGACTGGAGATGCAACATTTACAGTGTTAGCTTCTCAAACACAGTTTGCATAATAGGAGGTTTATAGAAAGATGCCAATTATAGGTTCATTCGGAGCAGGAGCTGCAGGAGGATACGGACAACGTAAAGGTAGTAAAGGACCACCTTTAATGGATTATTTAGTTGTCGCTGGCGGCGGTGGCGGACAACAAGGAGGAGCTGGAGCAGGAGGATATAGAACTTCTTTTCCCGGCGGAACTCAAATGGAATTAGTTGCTGGAACACCTTACCCAGTAACTGTTGGAGCAGGTTCTAATCCTGGAACTCAAAGAGCAAGTAATTCTATAGCTGTTGGTGGAACTTTTACAATTGATTCAACAGGTGGAGGAAGAGGAGGCCCAGCAGGTGCTTTTCCAACTCAACCACCAGATTGGTCAAAAACGGGTTGGCCAGGAGGATCTGGCGGAGGAGCTGCTACAGGTAACCCACAAGCTGGAGGCGGCGGAGGAAACGCTGGAGGCTATGATCCACCTGAAGGTAAAGGTGGAGGACAAAATTATCCATTACAACCAGGTGGAGCTGGTGGCGGAGGAGCATCACAAGGTGGTAGTCCAAGTCCTGCTTTAACACCAACAGGTGGTAAAGGTGGTGATGGTGCAGCTAATTCAATATCTGGATCTTCTGTAGGTTATGCTGGCGGAGGAGCAGGACAACCTGGAACTCCTGGACAATATGGAGGACCTACTTTTACAGGTGGTGGCGGTGACGGTGCAACAGGCGGTACTGGAAAAGTTATTTTAAGAGGACCAGGAGATTATAGTTATACAGTTGCTCCAGGTTCAAATACAACGTCTGCACAACCAGATGGAACTGTTGTTATTACAATGAACGTAACAGGGACTGTACAAGCGGATTAATTATGGCTACATTTGCAGAATTAGATTCAAATAATAATGTTTTAAGTGTTATCAAAGTAGGTGATGATATTTTTAATGAACAAAGACCTGAGTATTCTGTAGCTGCAGAAGAATATGTAAAAACTTTTGCTCCTTTATCTGAAAATGGAGTTAGATGGATTCAAACTTCTATTAATACTTTTGGAAATGTACATTCTGAAGGAGGAACTCCTATGAGAAAAAACTCTGCAGGTATAGGTGGAACATATGATCCAGATTTAGATGCTTTTATAAATACAAAACCTTTTCCATCTTGGACTTTAAATACTACAACTTATTTATGGGATCCCCCAACTCCTAAACCTGATGAAACTAATCACGCGGTAGAATGGAACGAAGACCTACAAGTATGGGTAGGAATTAAATATTTAGAAAACCCTGTAGATGAAAATGATGTTCAACCGGTAGAACATTGGAACCCTACTACACAAACTTGGGATTCTTACGGAACTTTCACTGCAGCATCTAATACCATTACTCCTAATTAAAAGATTATTTTCATAGACTTGCTTTAATTATAACTTTGTTATAGTTAGATATAAAAGAAATATAGTAACAAAATGATATTAGAAAATTACTATTGGTTTTGGAAAGGCGTACTTTCAGATAAGTTTTGTGATGATGTGATTAAAACTGGTTTACAACAAAAACCTGATATTGCGATTACAGGTGATTATAATAATAAAAAAAAATTAAATAAAAAAAATTTAAAAGATTTAAAAAAAATAAGACATTCAAATACAGTTTTTTTAGATAAAAATTGGATTTTTAGGGCTGTTCATGAATTTGTATCTAAGGCAAATCAAAACGCTAAATGGAATTTTCAATACGATTTTACAGAAAGTTGTCAATTTACAATATATAAAAAAACACAACATTATACTTGGCACGCTGATGCTTTTCCTAAACCTTATTCTGAAGATCACCAATTTAAAGGATATAGAGGAAAAATAAGAAAACTATCTTGTGTTATTCAACTAAGTGATCCTTCTACATATGAAGGAGGAGAATTAGAGTTTGATTTTAGAAATCACACTAAAGACAACATAAAAGATATACATACTTGTAAAGCTTTTAATACTACCAGAGGTTCTATTATTGTTTTTCCAAGTTTTATTTATCACAGAGTAATGCCAGTAACTAAAGGAACAAGATATTCACTTGTATCTTGGACATTAGGAAAACCTTATGTTTGATAAAAAAAATTATACAATAATTAAAGAAGCAATATCAAAAGATACTGCTAAATTTTTATATAATTATTTAATTCTTAAAAAGAAAGTTACTAATAAATTAATTAAAGATAGTTTTATAACAGATTTTGATACACATTATGGAACTTTAGGAGATTTTCAATGTCCTAATGCTTATTCTCATTATGCGGATATTGCTATGGAAACTTTATTATTAGATTTACATCCTACTATGGAAAAACATACAGGTAAAAAATTAATTCCAAATTATTCTTATACAAGAATATATACAAAAGGTGATGAATTAAAAAGACATAAAGATAGGCATGAATGTGAAATTTCAACAACACTAAATTTAGGTGGAGATCAATGGCCTATTTATATTTTAAAAAATTCAAATGAAGGAAAAAGAGTTGAAGGTGACTATATTCCATCTAAGAAAGAAGGTGAAGAAATTATTTTAAATCCTGGAGATATGTTAGTTTATAAAGGTTATTTATTTGAACACTATAGAAAAAAATTTACTGGTAATACTTGCGTACAAGTTTTTTTACATTATAACAATATAAACTATAAACATAAAAATAAATATGATGGAAGACCTTTTATAGGTTTACCTGACTGGTTTAAAGGAAGAAAGTAATGGAAGAAGAAATAAAAAAATTAAAAGATGAAATAGAAGAATTAAAAAAAGAAGTAATTTCAGAAAGAATGGTAAAAAATTCTGAAGTTTTATTAAACAAGGAATTTAGATTTACTGTTCATAAATTAAAAACAGAAAGAGATGCTTTATTAAAAATAAACAAAGAGTATTTGGATAAAATAGCATCTTTAGAATTACTATTAGATAAAGTTTAAAATGCATAAAGTTATAGATAATTTTTTACCTAAGGATGAATTTACAAAAATAAAAGATATTATGACAAGTGATGCATTTCCATGGTTTTATACTGAAGGTGTGGGTAGTAAAAATGATGGTGCATATTTTACTCATAGTTTGTATAGAGATTTTCAAAAAAATTCTACTTTTAGTAATATAATTGATAGTTTAATGGATAGAATTGAAGTTTACGGAATTATTAGAATTAAAGCAAATTTATATCTTAAAACTGAACAAACAATAGAACACGACTATCATGTTGATTATGATTTTAAACACAAAGGTGTTTTATTTTATATAAATACTAATAATGGATACACAAAATTAAGCACTGGTGAAAAAATAAAAAGTATTGCAAACAGAGTTTTATTTTTTGATCCATCATTAGAACATTGCAGTGGTACATGCACAGATGAAAATGCTAGAATAAATATTAACATAAATTATATATAAAATGATTACAGATATATTTAAAACTTCAATTTACACTACACAAATTAAAAACGATAAATACGTTAATTTTTTTAAAAAAATATTAAAAGATCAAAAAAGAATAAATAAAACAGGAGAAAAAATAAGTAATGAAGGTGGTTATCAAACTTATAATTTTAAACCTTTAAGAGAACCTGAAATTTGTAAAGAAGTGTTTTTAAAACATTCTAAAGCATTTTGTGATAAATTAAATCCAAGGAAAAAACAATATAAAATATATAATCATTCTTGGTGGATTAATGAAAATAAATTAGGGGATTATAATTCTTTACACAATCATTCAGATCCAACAAAAAATATAATTCTATCCGGTATTTATTATATAGAAACACCTAAAGATAGTGGAAGGTTAGTTTTTTTAGATAGTGATTATGGTAAATATTCAGATAATAATTTTGATTATTTTGATGATCCTAATTTTTTTGCAAAATATGTTTTTTTACCTAAAAAATATGATTTAATTTTATTTCCGCCCGGAGCTTTACATATGGTAGAACCAAGTAAAAGCAAAAAATCTAGAATAAGTGTTGCCTTTAATATAGGCATTTTAGATGAGTAAATTACCATTATTTGTATTAAATAATTTTTATATACCTTCACAAAAAGAGAAACAATTTTTAATTGATAAAATAGTAATACCTAAAATTAAATTTAATAATAATAACTATGGTGAACATAATGTAGAGTTTGTAGACAAGTTATTTAATAAAATAATGTATCAAAAATTTATAAATGTTTCTAAACAATTACTAAATAATTTTACCTTACATAAAAATAATAATAATAAAGCTTATGTTTATTGTACTAATAAAAATGATTACCATCATGTATGGCATGATCACAAAAACACCTGTTCTATTAATTCAGTTTATTATCTAAAAATTCCTAGTGAAGAAAAAGGTCAATTAGAGATTGAACATGAAGGAAATAGATTTGATTTTTTTCCAAAAGAAAATGATTTTATTATATTCCCTAGTTATTTAAAACATGCGCCAAAAAAACCTAACACAGAAGAATATAGAATATCTATTAATTTTGAATTACTGTGTAATGAGAAAACAGAAGATATATTTAAATGAAAGATTTTTTAAAACATATAGAAAATATTAGATACGCTACACAACAAGAAAAAAGTAATGAGCTATGGGATATAGAAGGAATATTAAAAAATAAATCTAATCAACTTTTAAAGTTTGACATAAGACCTATGTCTAAATTTAATGATGAAACAGGCAAAAAAGTTAGTATTAAATCTAAAGCAGACAAAATTGTTTTTAAAAAAAATAAAAATTATATCTTAGTTGATGTTGAAGAATTAAATAATTATGTTAAGAAGCATAAATTAAAAAAGATATATTTAGAGAATATTGTAGAAAAATTAGAATGGAACGTAGTCATATAAATTTATTTAAAGATAGCGAATTTTTAACAAAAACTATTTTAAAACATAAACTACCTAATGAAGTTTTTAATGAATTAAAATCTTTTGTTAAAAAAGCAAATGAAAAGAGAAAATCAAAATATAAATTTTTATTAGCTCATGATAATCACGGTAAAAATTCTTATCAAATAAGTGTAGATAAAAGTTTATTTGAATCATCATTTATGTTTGGTTATTTAATAAAATTAGGAGAATATTATTATAATTTAAATCCACTTGAAAGACAGATTAGAATTAGAAAAAACGAAAGTCATTTTGATCACTATGATTTTTGGATAAATTTTGCAAATAAACACTCAAGTAATACCAAACACGCTCACGCAGGTTCTTTATCTGGAGTAATTTATTATACAGATTGTTTTGAGTGTCCAACAAGATTTGAAGATTTAGTTTATTATGGAAAAAAATCAGATGTTTTAGTATTTCCATCTAATACTATTCATGAGGTAGATGTATTAAAAAAAGATAAAACAAGAATAACCTTAGCTTTTAATTTATATAAAATTTAATATGGAACTTTTTTTAGATTATAAAGAAGCAGATAAAATATTAAAGATATTAGAAGATATTAAAATAAATATAACTGAAGAAGAAATGTTAGAGTTATTAAAAATAAGAAAAAGATGGCCTAAGTTTTATGCATATAATAACCAGCCATCTATAGAAGTTATAAATATAACTGGATATAAAACTCTTTCTCTTTTTTCTGATGATGGTTTTTTAGATTATGATAAATGGTTTCAAATATATGAATTAGGGTATACAACAATTGTTTCTAATATTCTTGATATACATAAAGATCTAAGAAAACTATATAAAACTTTTTTAAAAGAACTAGGATTTATTCCTAATTGCAATCTTTACTTTAGTAGACCAGGTAAGAGAGCAAGTTTCCCAGCTCATGCTCATAACTATGATGTTTTTGTAAAACAAATATATGGTAATTCAGATTGGATCGTAGGCGATCAAAAAATAAAATTGTCTCCTCAGAAAACTTTGATTTCACCTAAAAATGTGTATCATGAGGTCATTAGTAAAAAAAATAAAAAAATGTCTTTTACAATGAATATAGATAGTATTGCACAATACTGGTAAAATAGGTTAATCTTTATAGATATAGAGTATTAGTGTATAATACTGTCATGCCATTAACAAATGTACAAATAAGACCTGGATTTAATAAACAAGTAACCGCAACAGGGGCTGAAGGTCAATGGACTGACGGTGACTTTGTTAGGTTTAGATACGGATTACCTGAAAAAATAGGTGGTTGGGAACAAATAACTAATAAAACTTTAGTTGGTGCTGTTAGAGAACAATTAGTTTGGGCTGATTTAGATGGTAGATCATACGCAGCTTTAGGATCAAATAAAGCTTTGTTTATATATTATTCAGGAGCATTTTTTGACATCACTCCATTAGATTCCGCTATAACTGGTTGTACTTTTGATACTACAGATACATCAGCAACAGTCACTGTAAATAAAATAGCTCATGGACTATCTGTTGGTGATTTATTTATATTTACTTCTGTAACACCTCCTTCTGGTGCTGGTTATGTAAGTGCAGATTTTGAAACAAATACATTTGAGGTTATAACTGTACCCACTAATGACACTTTTACAGTTACAATGGCTGCAAATGCTACTGCAACCACTTCAGCAAGTGGTGCTGCAACTATAAATCCTTATATTAAAGTAGGCCCATTAAATCAAACTGGAGGTTACGGTTGGGGCACATCCTCATTTGGAGGAGCGTCAGGAATTTTAGGTGTCTTAAATGGAGCCCTGCTTGATGACACAAACGGCACTGGAGGAACAGGAAGTTCTATAACACTTGCATCTACAATAGGCTTTCCAACTTCAGGAACTATTAAAGTTGGTGCTGAGTTTATTTCGTACACAGGATTATTAGGAAACGATTTGACAGGTATTACAAGAGATGTAGCTGGAACACGTTCGGCTCATGCTGATGGTTCTTCAGTAGAAGTTTATACTGGATGGGGAACAAGTTCTTTAACAACTTCTGTAGTTTTAGACCCCGCTTCATGGTCGTTAGATAATTTTGGTCAAAAACTTATTGCTACAATTAAAAATGGTAAAACTTTCGAATGGAATCCAATAAATGCAAATCCTTCAGCCTTAATAACAAGAGCAACTGTTGTAAGTGGAGCACCTACAAAATCTGTAATGTCTATAGTTTCAGAAAGAGACAGACATTTAATTATTTTAGGTACCGAAACAACTATAGGAGATGCTACTACACAAGACAAAATGTTTATAAGATTTTCAGATCAAGAAAGTATATCCGATTATACACCTACTTCTATTAATACAGCTGGTACATTTAGATTAGACTCTGGTGTTAAAATTGTAGGTGCAGCAAAAGCAAAAGATTATATCTTGATCCTCACTGATACATCCGCTTATGTAATGCAGTTTGTAGGACCACCATTTACATTTTCTATTAGGCAAGTTGGAAGTAACTGTGGTCTAATAGGACAACACGCTTTAAAATACGTTAACGGAAAAGTATTTTGGATGGGTCAAGCAGGAGGATTTTTTGTTTATGATGGTACTGTTAAATCAATCCCTTGTTTAGTAGAAGATTTTGTGTTTACAAACAAAGGAAGTAATTTAGGAATAAATTATGGATCGGGTGAAGAAATATACGCAGGCCTTAATCACTTATATGAAGAAATAAGTTGGTATTATCCTAAATCAGGTTCTTCAAATATTGATAGAGTTGTAACTTTTAGTTATACTGAAAATACTTGGACGACAGGGTCCTTAGCTAGAACATCTTGGCATGATTCAACATTATTCGACAACCCATACGCAACAGAGTACAACGGATCAGGGACACCGAGCTTTCCAACCATACAAGGTGTAACAGCTGCTAACGGTGCTTCAACATACTATGCGCATGAAGTTGGAAACAATGAAGTGGATGCATTAGGTAATAAAACAGCCATACCTGCTTTCATTCAATCTGGAGATTTTGATTTAGCCATAGAAGGTGATGGTCAAATGTTTATGTCTATGAGAAGGTTTGTACCTGATTTTAAATTGTTAACTGGTAATGCAGAGGTAACCATTAGATTGAGAGATTATCCATCTGATACTGCAGCATCTTCACCACTAGGTCCATTTACAATAACAAGCTCTACCGATAAAGTAGATACCCGTGCAAGATCGAGATTTGCTAGTTTAAGAATTGCAAATACATCGACTGATGAGAATTGGAGATTTGGAACATTTAGAGCAGATATACAACCAGATGGTATGAGGGGATAATGGCTAAAGTAGATATTAATATACCAGAACCAACACCGACATATACTGAGGAAAACCAAAGACAAATATCTCAGTCGTTGAGAACATTAAAAGATAAATTAAATACTTCTTTTCAAGAAGAATTAAAACAAGAAGTCGAGAGAATTTCTTGGTATACAATGAGGTAGTATGAGTTGTAATAATGTCAATCCAATAACAGGTGGAAGTACAGTTGATGACATTCCATTTTATTTAGCAGTACAGCAAGGTAAAGTTCCTGGTTACTCTATGATTAATAAATTTGGATATAATTCTAGTATTGGCTCACTTTCTTTTGAAACTATTTGGGAAACAGGAAACGATTATCCTTGGCAAACAGCTCAAGCTACTCTTGATGTAGTCAGTGATGATACTGATGACGATGTAGCAGGAACGGGTGCTAGAACTTTAAGAATACAAGGTTTAGATGGTTCTTATAATTTAGCTGAAGAAACTGTTGACTTAGATGGTACAAATACAGTTACTACGACACAACAATTTTTACGAGTTTTTAGAATGTCTGTTGAAACAGCAGGTTCATCTGGAAATAATGAAGGTACAATTACAGTTACTTATACAGGTGGAGTTGATGTTGCTGCAACTATATCTCCAGGTAATGGTCAAACTTTAATGTGCTTATATACTATACCTGCAGGTTATAC